GACAAAAACACTGCTCGATAAGGGCCTGATTTCCGTGGATGAATTCACCAAAATCAGCGCAAGAAACCGCCAAACTTTCTCCCCATATTTAGCGGAGATTATGCCCTAAATGACTTGATATATCAATGGTTCTATGGGAATATGTCCATACCGAAAGCGAGGTGAGTTGATGAAATGTATAACAAGAATTGCAGAAAATAAAGCCTTATCAGTTAAAGAGAAAATCCGTGTTGCAGCTTATTGCAGAGTCTCTACAGCAAGTGATGAGCAGCTGATAAGTCTGGATACGCAGAAGGCGCATTATGAGGAGTACATCAAGTCAAATAATGAGTGGGAGTATGCAGGTGTATTCTATGATGAAGGGATTACAGGCACTAAAAAAGAAGTCAGGAGTGGATTGATTTCTCTTATTGCAGACTGTGAAAAAGGTATGATTGATTTGGTGATTACAAAGTCCATCAGCCGATTTTGCAGAAATACAACAGACTGTTTGGAGATAGTAAGAAAACTGCTTGATTTAAATGTATACATTAATTTTGAAAAGGAAAATCTCAATACTGGCTCTATGGAGAGTGAACTGATGCTTTCCATTTTAAGCAGTCTTGCAGAAAGTGAATCGGTGTCTATTTCAGAAAATGAAAAATGGAGCATTAAGAAGCGTTTTCAGAATGGCACCTACATAATTTCTTATCCTCCCTATGGATATGCAAACATAAATGGAGAAATGGTAATTGTGCCAGAGCAAGCAGAAGTAGTAAAACAGATATTTACAGATACTCTTGCAGGAAAGAGTACCCATACTATTGCAAAAGAACTAAATGAACTTGGTGTTAAAAGTAAAAAAGGCAGTAAATGGACTTCTGGAACTATTAATGCGATTATCCGAAATGAGAAGTATACAGGAGATGTTATTTTTCAGAAAACATACACAGATAGTAGTTTTAACCGCCATACAAATTATGGAGAACAAGACCAGTATTTATGTACAGCCCATCACGAGGCAATCATAGACCACGAAGTTTTTAGCAAAGCTAATGAAGTTATGAGCCAGCGTGGTAAGGAAAAAGGCAATGGTGAGAATACCCAGCGTTATCAAAACCGTTATGGTTTTTCAGGGAAAATCAGATGTGGAGAGTGTGGTAGTGTTTTTAAACGAAGAATTCATAATAAACCAAGTGGAAATTATGTGGCTTGGTGTTGCACCCATCACATTGAAGATAAGGATTCGTGCTCCATGAAATATATCACAGACGATAGTATAAAGGTGGCTTTTCTTACAATGATGAATAAGCTGATTTTTGCACATCAAGTGGTGCTAAGACCGCTATTTCTTAGCATGAAAGGGTTAGATGATAAAGAAAGATTACTGCATATACAAGAGTGTGAAACCAAGCTAGAAAAGAATATGGAACAAAGGCAGGTGCTTACAAGCCTAATGGCAAGTGGCATTATAGAACCAGCACTATTTAACAGTGAAAACAACACCTTGATTCAGGCAAAAGAAATGTTAGAGACTGAAAAAAACAAGCTGATGCATTCAGTAAGTGGTGATAGAACAAAATTTGATGCTTTGGAAAAGCTAATAAAATATGTTTCTGGAAGTGAAATGCTGAAGGAGTATGAAGATGAAGTATTCCTTGCCCACGTGGATAAAATTACAGTGGTTTCAAGAGAGGAAATTATTTTTCTATTAAAATGTGGATTAGAACTTAAGGAAAGGATGGCATAATAATGGCACACATACCTTATGGATACAAAATTATAGACGGAAAAGCAGTGATTGATAAAGAACAGGCTGAAAATATAAGAAATTTTTACAAAGGATATATTTCTGGCTTGGCACTTAAGGTAGCTGCTGAAAATGCAGGATTAAAGTTATCTCATAGTAGTGCTGGAATGATGCTTAGAAAGAGGTATTACCTTGGGGATTACTTCTATCCTGCCATAATTGATAAAGAAACATTTGATAAAGCTGAAGAAATTAGAATTGCAAGGGCTGGCTATCTTGGAAGAATTCGAGAGCTTGAAAAGCAGGAAAAACCAAAGCCAATGGTGCGTTTTACCATGCCAAGGGTACAGTTAAAATATACTGACCCGTTTGAACAGGCTAAATATGCATATGGATTGATAGAAAGTGAGGTGACAGAAAATGAATAAAAGTGTAACAGTTATCCCAGCACGAAGACGTATAGGCAATACTGTAAAAATGGAAGACAAGCCAAAACTCAGAGTCGCAGCGTACTGCCGTGTAAGTACCGACAGCGATGAGCAAGCTACAAGTTACGAGGCACAGATAGAGCATTACACCAATTTTATACAAAAAAATGAAGAATGGCAGCTAAGTGGTGTATTTGCGGATGATGGTATAAGTGGAACCAATACAAAAAAGCGTGATGAGTTTAATAGAATGATTGAGGAGTGTATGGCAGGTAACATCGACATGATTATTACAAAGTCCATAAGCAGATTTTCTAGAAATACTCTGGACTGCCTGAAATACATTAGATTATTAAAGGAAAAGAACATTCCCGTATACTTCGAAAAAGAAAATATCAATAGCTTAGATTCTAAGGGAGAGATTTTGCTTACAATTATGGCGAGCCTTGCCCAACAGGAATCGGAATCCTTAAGCAAGAATGTAAAGATGGGATTGCAGTTCCGTTACCAAAACGGTGAGGTACAGGTGAATCACAATCGTTTTATGGGATATACCAAAGATGATGAAGGTCATCTGATTATTGAACCTACTGAGGCAGAGGTTGTAAAACGCATTTATTTGGAGTATTTGCAAGGCGCAAGCCTAAAGCAAATCGGAGAAAGCTTGGAATCAGATGGTATCCTAACTGCAGCTGGTAAAGCAAGATGGAGACCAGAAACTATAAAGAAAATCCTAAAAAATGAGAAATACATCGGAGATGCCCTTTTGCAGAAGACATACACGGTGGATGTACTTACGAAAAAGCGGGTTAAAAATAACGGTATTGTTCCACAGTATTATGTAGAAAATAGCCATGAAGCTATCATTCCTCGTGACCTTTATATGCAGGTGCAAGAGGAAATGCTAAGAAGAGTTAATCTCCATAGTGGTGCTGACCGAAAGAAAAGAGTTTATAGCAGCAAGTATGCTCTTTCAAGCATTGTCTATTGCCCAAAGTGTGGTGACATATATCGGAGAATTGCTTGGAATAACAGAGGTAAGCGTTCCTTTGTTTGGCGATGTGTCACCCGAGTGGAACATGGTCCAGAACGCTGTGATGCACAAACGGTTCAGGAAATAGAACTTCAAGAGGCTGTAATAAAAGCAATCAATATGGCACTTGGTGGCAAGGATGATATGTTTGTAGCCTTGGAAAAGAATATTGCATCGGTACTTGCTTTAGAAGATGAAAATTCTATGGAAAGCATCAATGTTAAACTGGAAGAATTGCAAAAGGAACTGTTGAAACGAGCAAATGCTAAAAAGGATTATAATGATCTTGCTGATGAGATAGACAGTCTGAGAGAAGTAAAGCAGAATGCTATGGCAGAGAATGCGGAAAGAGAAGGCTTGAAACAGCGAATTGCTGAGATGAAAGAGTTCCTTGCAGAGCAGACGGAGCAGATAGAAGAATACGATGAATCCCTTGTGAGGCGAATGGTTGAAAAGGTAACGGTTTATGAGGAAAAGTTCTCGGTGGAAGTCAAGTCAGGCACAAGCGTGGATGTGGAAATGTAAATAAACATATGAGAGTGCAGCACCCTTTAGATTTATAAAAGCTTATAGGGTGCTTTTTACCTGTTTATAAAAAATTTACCTGCAAAATATAACAACGTCATATTTTGACGTTGCTGTGTGATATAATGAGAATGTAGCAAGAAAGTAATAGAGTTTAAGGGTGATTTGATGGACAAGATAACAAGGTTACTTTTGTTATATTCAAAGTTGATACAAGGAGAAAAAGTTAATAAATTAAGTTTTTGTATGGAAACAGATAGTTTGCCTAGAACATTTGATAGAGATATAGAGGATGTACGATTGTACTTAAGTGAGCTGTTCTGTAATGAAGAGTTGATTTATGATAGGCAAGAAAATGTTTATTACTTTGCAGGTTTTCAAAGAAAAGCACTGGAAACTATGGAGTATCTGTTTATTGAAAGGGTGTTATTAGATACTGGTGTACTTAGGACTGATGAAATGGACGGACTGCTAACACATTTGGCATTAAATGCTGAAGGTGTAGGTAAGATGGCATTTCGGGAAAAAGAATGTATAAAGCAGTATGATGAACCTCTTCACAAAAAGGCAATTCTCAAAATGCATGGTGACTTGGCAACTATCATAGCCAACAAATCTATTATCAAAATAAATTATATAAAAATGAGCGGAGAAGTGGTTGAAAGAGAGATAATTCCATGTACGATAAGATATGATTTGGGTTATTTGTATTTAATAGCATTTTTGCAGACAAGCAATAAGCAATATCCGGCATATTTTCGACTGGACAGAGTATACTCATTCTCAGTTGTCAGAAGTCAAAGAATGGATGAAATCCAACGTGTGGCTGAATATATGGATAGGTATTCAAAAGGGATTACTCAAATGTATGGTGGTGAATTTATAGAGGTTCTTCTTTCGTGTAAAAAAGAGTTTTATCCATATATATATGATAAATTTAGAAACTCAAATATTGTGCAGGATAAGGATAATATAGTAACTATAAAGCTTAGTGCATTTGAGGATGGTTTTATAAAATGGATAATAAATCAGCCAACAGATTTGGTACATATTATCGAACCAACAAGTATTAAAGAAAAAATTATAAATGAAGCTAATAGATTATTAGCAGCTTATACGGAGGTGCAAAAGGATGGCAAAGAAAATTAGATTTCCACTGGAAATGGAAAATGGCGTGGAAGTGAGAAGTGTAGAGGAACTAAAGGAGAATTTTTCACTTGCCCAAGTACTGATGTACATATCTAATGGCAAACTGGTTACATGGTTAAGGGATAGGTATGCTGATGATATTGCAGATGTCATCGAAGCACAGGATATAAACGATTCCGATTTGTCCAAGAAGATATGTTCAATTTTTGATGTGGAATATGATGAAGAAGTAGCTATTGACATTGAAAAATTAGAAGAACGAAATCGTAAGTTGAAACTACTTAAAACATATACTTCGGAACAAAATTTTTTAGATTGCGTTGACCAAGTAGCTTTTACACAGGATGATTTATATGATTTGCTTGACGAAGACATAACAAATATTTATTTATGTGGAGAGAGTTTTTCAATCCCGCTAAGTAAATGCGGTATTTCATACAAAGGAATTAATAATCCAGTGATTGTAGTAGCATCCAAAACTCCAGTGGATTGGAGTGAAAAAAATATAAAGATTACCGATATTCGTTTTGATAAGGAGTATCAATTAGTTATAGGTGGAAAAAGTGAAGAAGAAGGTGCAGAAAATCTCTACTTACAATGTAAATTTGATGATGCTTTTATTGTTTTTGAAAAGTTAGCACACAATGCGAATGCTCGTGCAATGTATTTTTTAGGTGAAATTTATAACCATGGATTTGGTCATACTGTAAAGAATAGTGATGAGGGTAATTTATGGCGTAAAAAAGGTGCAGATATGGGTGATGTTCTTGCAGGAATTAATACTGCATATTCTTATCCGGAAAATTCAACTAAACGAAATCAAATTTTTGAAAAATACTTCTCGTCAGTCTGTGATTTGGCACAATCAGGGGATATTTTTGCACAAAATGAATTAGCAGACTTATATTTTGGTGGATTTGGTATCCCAATTAATAATTCTGTTGGTTTGGAATGGCTCAAGAAATCTGCTGAAAGTGGCTTCTGGCGATCTTATTGTAAAATGGGGGATTTATATTATTATGGAAATATTGTTCAACAAGATTATACTACTGCCTTAAACTACTATAAATTAGGGGCAAAAGATGGATATGATGTTGCTGAATTGAATGTTGCATACTGTTATTATTATGGTAAAGGAGTTGCAGAAGATAATTCTGAAGCTTTGAAATGGTTTGAAAAATCATATGAGCACGGGAATGGCGAAGCTGCAAATATGATTGGATTCATGTATTTTAAAGGATATGGTGTAACGGAAGATTCTTCGAAGGAATTTACATGGATGAAACGTTCTGCAGAGCTTGGTTATGTACAGGGGCAAAGTAACTTGGGTAATTGTTATTATTACGGTAGAGGAACAACGAAAGATATTGATGAGGCAAAAAAATGGTACGTAAAAGCTGGTGAGGCAGGTAATGATTATGCTACTACACAAGTTGGAATCATAGAAAAAGAGCAAGGAAATTATATTCAAGCTGTCAAATGGTTCAAATTGGCTGCAGAACGCGGATACTCCGATGCTCAAAACCGTTTGGGAGTAAGATATGCAAATGGTGAAGGTGTAGAAAAGAACTCTGCTCAAGAAATTTATTGGTATATGCAAGCGGCGGCTCAAGGGCATGAAAAGGCTTTAGAAAATATAAAATATTTCTATGCTCTGGATGATAATTCCACTGTATTAACAATTGTAGACGGGAAAGTGTATTATTGTTATAAACATACTGAAGACTTTTATAAACGCTACACTGATATTTATGAAATTGACGGTGATGGCAATAAAAATGCTCTTTATTCTGACCGCTGTGATTCGAATTTTGACACCTCTGTATCAGCTATTCATAAAGAATCTGTCGTTGTAATCGCTATAAGTAGCAATGATAACAATACAATATTGAAAATAGTTGATGATTCTGTAGAAGTAATTGATAAATGGCCTTATACTTTTGGGGAACCTACGTACATAAAATTTGAAGGTGATTATTTAGAATATGGGCAAACTAATATACTTGGGAATAAACAGCGCCGCAAAAAAATCAATATATAATACAGGAGGGACAATATATGGAAGATAAAACTCTAAAATTGAAACTTGTAAGATATATGGATGCGGGTTTCTCCATTATATACCTAAACACATTTGAAGAAGACAAAGTTGATTCTATTATACAGCAAATAGCTTCTGGGAAAGAGGTGTATGAATGGAATGCAACGAATGGTTATATTGATTTTGAAACCAAAGCACCAATGATTGAGGATTGTTCGCTGGAAATGATGCTTGACCAACTGAAATCTCAAGATTTGTTGGATGGGAAAATTATTCTATTGAAAGATATTCTTGCATATTTAGAAGATTCCAAAATTGTATCTAAAATCAAAGGAATTGCACGAATGATTAATCAAGGTGCTGATGCCACAATTGTTATTGTTTCTAATATATTGGTAATTCCAAAAGAATTAGAAAAATATATTACCATTTTGGAAATGGATTATCTGAACAGTGCTGAAATTAAACAGATTATTTTAAACTTCGTTCAGGAGAATGGCGTGGATGCTGTAAACAACACTCTTGTAGATGAACTGGCTGTAGCGTTTAAGGGTCTCACTGAATTTGAAATCAACAATCTTCTTGCTCTATCCTATGCTGATGATGGTGAATTAACCAGAAAAGATCTTCATCTGATTTTTGACCAGAAGCAGCAAATGATCAAAAAAGCTGGAATCCTTGAAATGATTCAGTTTAAAGAAACTATTGATGATATTGGCGGACTTGAAAACTTAAAAGAGTGGTTTGTTCGTAAAGCTAAAGTTTATAAGAATATGAACAAAGCAAAGCAATATGGTGTTGATATGCCTAAAGGCGTATTAATTGCCGGAGTTCCTGGATGTGGAAAGTCCTTAAATGCCAAAGCAGCAGCTAATCTTTTTGAAGTGCCTCTTCTTCGTTTAGATATGGGTAGGCTTATGGGGAAATATGTCGGTGAGTCTGAAGGTAACTTGCGAAATGCAATTGCTTTAGCGGAAGCAATCTCTCCATGCGTTTTATGGATTGATGAACTTGAGAAAGCATTTGCTGGAATTGGTGGTTCTGGTGGTGCAGCTGAAGTCACGACACGATTATTTGGAAATTTTCTAACTTGGATGCAAGAAAAAGACAGTCCAACATTTGTAGTAGCTACAGCAAATGATATTACAAAGTTACCTCCAGAACTTTTAAGAAAAGGACGATTTGATGAAATTTTTTATGTAGGCTTGCCAAATGAATATGAAAGAGAGAAGATTTTCCAGATTCACATTAATAAACGTAGACCACAAGATTTAAAAAATATAAGAATATCTGAACTTATTACAAAAACAAAAGGATTTAGTGGTGCTGATATTGAGGGTGTTATCAAAGATGCAGTTGAAACGGCTTTTTCCGATGACAAGAATAATGTTCAAACTCAAGATATAGTTAAAGCTATAAATAATACCCATTCTCTTTCGGAAATTATGAAAGAAGCTTTAGAAAAGATGGCAAAAGAGTATGAAACTCGAAAATTTAAAAATGCATCAAAATGAGGTGATTGATATGGAAGAGAATAAGAGTAAGGAATATATAAATGAACAAGAAGCTAGAACAATAAAAGAACTATTTGCAAAGTACTTAAGATCGTATAAAGAGAAAGATGTATCCGTATCAGATAAAGAATGGTTGGAGCAACTTTTTAAGAGCGAGTTACCAGAAGTTAAAGAGGAAGAGGCAAAGCACGATGCAGAGGAAATAGTGGATGCTATTAAAGAATTTGATGGAAATCTGAGGTCTTTAAATGAAGCGGCTCAAAAAGGTGTATCGAAGGAAAGTTGGCTTGCAGAAAAGATACAAGAATCATCTGTTGGAATGGCTGTAAATGAATATGGTCAAGTATTACAATCAATGGATGATATGTTGTATCTGAAAAACATGGAGTTGGCAGATGCATTGCAACGTTCAACAGATGGACAAATAAAAATGAGTCCAAATTTGGACGGAAATATCGCAGAAAACGTGATAGCAAAAACCACGGAATTAAGTGGTTTCATTCAAGGCAAAAACATCAAAGTTGAGGTGCGAGATGTTTTTACTGAGAATTCTGTAGATGTAAGAGCCATCAATTTAGACACAGGAAAGTATCAGAATTATCAGTTGAAATTTGGTAAGGATGCCAAAGCTACCATAGATTTAATCGAACGTGGTAATTACAATAATCAACAGATAATTGTTCCATCTGAGCAATTGGAAGAAGTAAGGGCTCATTTTAAAGCCAAAGGTTCATCTAAAACTATAACAGATCATATTGATGCTTGGGGGGCAGAAGGAAAGAAGTTCACTAAGGAGAATATGAAAGAACTTCAGTTAGCTGCACAAGAAGATGGCATCATGCCAAGTATGGATTATAGTCATTATCAGACTAAAGATTTGGCAATGTCTATTGGTAAAAACGCAGGAGCAATGGCATTACAAGCCGCTGCAGTAACAACAGGGCTTAATATAGCAAGCAAGATATTCAAAGGCGAAAAAGTCGATGCTGATGAAATGGTGGAGATAGCAATTAAGACTGGAGCGGATACATCAGTAAAAGTTGTTACTGCTGGAACACTTCAGGTTGCTATTAGGAAAGGCATTATAAGTTTTATACCGAAAGCCACTCCTGCAGGTGTCATTGCAAACATTGCTTGTGTTGGAATTGAAAATGTAAAAATTCTAGCTAAGATAGCATCTGGAGATTTATCTCTAACAAAAGGTCTTGATCAAATGGGAAGAGTTACTACTTCAATGGTAGGCGGTCTTTGGGGAATGGCAAAAGGAGCAGCTATCGGAGCTAAATTGACAGGATGGATTCCAGTAGTGGGTGCTCCATTGGCGGTAGTAACTGGATTCGTTGGTGGAATGGTTGGCTATTTCGGCGGTTCAAAAATAGGTGACACAATTTATAATGCTGGAAAAAAAGTTGCAGGTGCTGCAAGAAACGTGGCAAAGGCTGCAGTAAACGGATTGAAATCTGCAGGTCGTGCAGTTGCAAGTGGAGCTAAAAAAGTTGGAAGAGCTGTAGCAAGTTTCTTTGGATTTTGATTGAAATAACCTAGCAAAGAATTTTTGCTAGGTTATCATAATGTATGGAAGGGGTATACATTTGGAGAATAATAAATGTAAATTACAGACTATGGATGAATTATTATGTAATATGCCTGCAAGAGAAATTAAGGATGAAGAATTTTTAAAAGTAAAAAGTGAATATAGCAGTTGTCTGATATTACTTTGGATTGAAGAGAAATTTAATATCATATCAGGGAATTATTATGATTGGGAAGAAGAGATAAAAGAAAATTACAATTTTTTTATTGAGAACCAAAATAGTGACCCTGATTGTAATACGCGATTTATAAAATATGGTTCGCAAAAAGTTGTTGAATTGAATAGAAAGTTAAATAATCTATTAAGTAGCATCAGGTTGTATCAAGACCAAACATATCATGAACTTTCTTCAATGGAAAAAAGATTAGGTATGACAAATTTGGTAAAACAATTAAAAAATAAATCACATGAACTATATGATGAATCATTGTCGTACCAGTTATTGGAATTAATGAGAAACCATATGCAACATCAAGGTTTAATAGTAGAGCGGATTACAGCAATAATTCCATTCAATCGTAAAGTTGACAAGGAACTTTGGTATTTTGTTGAGACGAGTCTTGATGAGCTTCGTCTAATAGAAAAATATGACCAAAAAATAAAGAGTAAAGAAGAGTTAAAGGATAAAGGGAAATGGATAAATCTTATTGGATTGGTAAGAGAGTATTACAATCAGATAAATAGACTACACAATTCATTTCGTGATATTTCTGCCAGAATACTTGAAGAAGCGTTAAAGAGTATAGAAGAAATAAAAAGAAAATATTATAATGATACCATGATTTCTCAAATAGGTTTTTACGGAAAAGGGGAAGAACCCTTTGCAGATTTTTTATTACAAGTAACCTATATTGATAGAATAAAAAAATATCGTTCAATGGAGTCTTGCACAGATGAATCAAGATATTACATAAATAAGAAAGTCTTTATAGATGAAAGCAAACTTAAAGTCTCCAATTCCGTAAGGTGTAGTATTCGATATAATATGTAGATATGTTTCCGTAAACAGTCGATAAGGTAAAAATACCGTTGATATGTTCCCATATACGAGATGTGGCATTTGACGTACTTTCTATCCTCTCGTGCCACGTTGAGACAGTAGTATTGATGTCTCGCGTATAATGAGACTGGGCGTGGGTTTTCGGGTTTTTAAAATTTCTTGAAAATGAGAAAATTTGCCTTTTGCTAGTTTAGGAGAACATATCCAAGACGTTGATAATTGAATTTAAATTTTCTCAAAAACGAATTATCTTAAATTAGACACACTTTGGCACTATAGTTGAGTTGCCCGAATTGAGGCAATAAGTTGAGTATACCATTTAGATGTAATCGCGGAAACGTAGAGTAGGAGCCACTAGTAGCGGTTGTGACGTTTGTGTGAAAACTGATAGTTGGGTGGTCGTAATAGATGTTAAAAAAGCCGGTTTACGAGTTTGAAAATTTGTAGACTGGCTTTGTTTTTCAAGATTGTGTAGATTTCACTTGACAATAGTTAGATGTCTAAGTATAATGAGACCATGAAAACCTCAAATGCAATTTCTCAAATAAGTAAAATTAAAGAACGGGCCAATGCATATATTATGGATGAACTGCGCAAAAATGATATTAGCGGTTTAGTTCCATCCCATGGCGATATCTTGATGGTATTATTCCATCAGGAAGATGTTACTATGAAGATGTTGGCGGATAAAATTCATAGAACAAAGCCTACAGTAACCGTATTAGTAAATAAATTAGTTGCTTTAGGATTGGTCAAGAAAGAAGAGTCCGAAGAAGACGCAAGGGTGTCTTATGTCCGATTGACGGATAAAGGCAGAGGCTTTCAAGGTGTTTTTCACAATATTTCACTTCATCTAGCTAGAAGGTTGTTTCAAGGTTTTAGTGATAATGAACAAAAGCAGTTGGAAGACCTATTAGATAGAGTGTTAAAAAATCTGCAATAATTTTTTTAACAATATGGTTAGATATCTAAGTTAACGAATGCAAGTCTAACCTGATTGTATATATTAAATAAATTAATTTGGGAGGAAAAGATTATGGACAAAAAAGAAATATTATCAAAAGTGAAGGAAGTTATGGAAGCACCCAGTTGTTGCGCAGAATTAAAGGCAGTATGTCAGGAATATTTGAATGCTGTAGATACTTCAAAGCAAACTGAAGCCGCTAAGAAATTGGTAGCAGAATTGGAAGCTGATGTGCAGACTATTGATGCTGTTTTAACATTGTTCTCATCAGAGACGGGAGAAAAAATATTTGGCGCAGAAACGGCTAAACAATTAGCGGAAACAGCTCGAAAGGTAAAAGCAGAAGGTGGCAAGTATTGTTTCTGTCCTGCCTGCACTGCTGGCAAAATTGTTTTGGATAATAAAGAACTGCTTTAAAATAATTTTGAAGAGCAAGCTAAAATTTCCATACTAATACCGTCTTTGAACTCTACTGTGAAGTGGTCGTCAAAGACGGTGATTTTTTGTTGACTTAAAGTGGGAAAATAAAGAAAAACAAGAAAGGTGATAATGAAGATGAAAGTTTTAATGATTAACGGCAGTCCTCATAATGATGGTAATACGACCATTGCTTTAAAAGAAATGAAGAAAGAGTTTGAAAAAGCAGGAGTTGAAGTGGAAACAGTACAGGTAGGCAATCAGGCTATTAGAGGTTGCATCGGTTGCTATAAATGCTTTGAGACTAAGAAATGTGTGTTTGATGATTTGGTTAATGAAACAGCACCTAAGTTTGCGGCTTGTGATGGGTTGGTCATTGCCGGCCCGGTTTATTATGCATCAGCTAATGGTACTCTAATTTCTTTTTTGGACAGGCTTTTTTTCAGTACCAGCTATGTGGATAAGACCATGAAAGTTGGCGCAGGAGTGGCAGTAGCACGTCGCGGTGGTTTGTCAGCTACATATGATGAGCTGAATAAGTACTTTGGAATTTCCAATATGCCAATAGCAACCAGTCAATACTGGAACAGTATTCATGGCAGAGAAAAAGGTGAGGCAGCCAAGGATGCAGAAGGTTTGCAAACCATGAGAACCTTAGCGAAAAATATGACTTTTTTAATGAAAAGTATCGCCTTGGGCAAAGAAACATATGGGATGCCGACCAAAGAAGAATGGCAACCAACTAATTTTATAAGATAAAAGTGTTTTGAGAAAAATAAAGAGAAAATAAAATAAAATAAGCCGGTTTACGAGCTAGAAAATTCGTAGACCGGCTTAATTTATAATCTGGACAAGGGATATAGCTATCTACTTTGTTGGCGCGGAATATGCTATAATTATAAATATGAGTTGAAAAATGAAAAAGATAATATGGACAGCTAAATCTTAAAACGGCTTAACTTAGTGTCTGCTAATATGGGTGCGGTCCAGTCCTGACAGGAGTCTAACACAATAGGAAAATACATAGAGCAAGCTAACCTTAGGGACCACTAATCCTCAAATGCTAGCTTGCTTTTTCATTCCTTAATTTCCATACTGACACCGGATTTGAACTCCACTGTGAAGTGGTCGTCAAAGACGGTGATTTTTTTTATTAGTCTACGGCTGAGGGCTTCGTCAAAATTTGTTATTCCGGCTGGCTGGCTCTTAATGAAGTCGCACAGGTCAGTTATGCGGGATAGTTTTTCATTCCGTTGAATTTTACCGGATTCGGATTTTGACTTAAGCTCTCTAAGCTGAAATATCTCATCTGCTACATCGTCGTAGGCATCCCGGTTATGGGCCTTCTTTAAGAGCTCGTTTTGTAACGTCATGAGCTTTTCGTCAATTTCACTGGTGGAGGCCACAGCATTTTTTTGTATGACCGTAGTAATGTTATTTTGTAGCATTTCCAGATAATTGCTTTTGGCCATAATAACTTCGTTGATAGCCTTTATTACAACTTTTTCCAGTAGTTCTTCTTTGACCGTCCTTGCTCGGCAGGCTACTCCTGTATTCTCTAGGCGACTAACGCAGCGCCAGACGATAGATTTGCAGCCGTTGTTGTTCCAATGGATACGGCGAAACCTTTCTCCACAATTACCGCAGAAGGTAACTTGGGTGAAGCAGTGCTTGCTGCAGAAGAGTTGTTTGCGTCCATTAACACTAACATTGACTATTCTCCTACGCACCAATTCTTCCTGTACTCGCATAAAGGTTTCTTTGGGTATGATGGCAGGGTGGTTAGCTTCCACGTAGTACTGAGGCATGAGACCATGGTTTTTCACTCTGGTTTTGGTAAGGAAGTCCGTAGTATAGGTCTTTTGAAGTAAGGCATCTCCTATATACTTTTCATTCCTCAGCATCTTGTTTATGGAACTGGTCCACCATTTACGTTTACCGGCGCCTGTTAAAATCTTGTCTCTTTCAAGATTAGAAGCAATGGTGTTTATACTGTAGCCTTCCAGATATTCCCGAAAGATGCGCTTAACTATTTCTGCTTCCTTAGGCTCTATGACAAGTTTGCCATCTTCGCCCTTTGTATAGCCTAAGAAATGATTGTAGTTCACTATGACCTTGCCTTGCTGGTAACGGTATTGCAGGCCAAGCTTTACGTTTTGACTTAAGGACTGACTTTCTTGCTGGGCTAGGGAAGCCATAATGGTAATTAGTACTTCACCTTTAGCGTCCATAGTATTAATAGACTCCTTCTCGAAGTAGACTGGAATATTCTTTTCTTTTAGCTCTCGTATGTATTTGAGGCAATCTAGGGTATTTCTGGCAAACCGGCTAATGGACTTGGTGATAATCATATCAATGTTACCGGCATTGCATTCGCTGATCATGCGGTTGAATTCTTCACGCTTTTTGGTGTTGGTACCGGAAATACCGTCGTCAGCAAAGATTCCGGCCAGCTGCCATTCCGGGTTTTTGGAAATGTATTCAGTGTAATGCTCAATCTGAGTTTCATAGCTGGTGGCTTGTTCATCGCTGTCAGTACTGACTCGGCAGTAAGCGGCAACGCGTAGCTTGGGCTTATCCGCAGCTTTTACCGTATTACCAACCTGCCGCCGGGCAGGGATAATCATAACTTTATTTTGGGCCATTTGTGGGCACCTCCAATTCTATTAGACTATATAAATATTCAGCTTGTTTTAAGGGAGTAGACTGCTCAGTATTTGGTGTTCGCATATAAAAAGCAGTTGGAACCGCTATTGGAACAGTGGGTTTGGACCTGTTTAACCTGCCTAGCTGCTGTGCCCGTTTCTCTAATTCAGTCGGAATGGCATTAAAGATATCTGGACTGATAATAGCAGGGTAGAAGTCATCACCTAAATAGTGGCGGTTTTGCAAAAGACGCTTAGCTGTTCCGTGGTAGGTCTTAAGGCCTGCTTCCTTAGCTGCTTTTATAAGGCTCATCCCGGACAAGTAGTTATCAAAAAGCTTACGAATTGTATCGGCTGCAGGTTCGTTAATTACAGCCTTGCCATTTTCAATTCTGTAGCCAAAGGGTGTATGGCCCATGAAATCAAATCCTTTCTTTTAAGTTGAGTCCGCATTTTAGTTTGAAAGATAACTCGCTGCGGCTGTATACAGTAATAGATTCAACAAAGTCGGTAAAGACTTCATCCTCAAAGGTTTGAAGCATATCAGAACGCTCGGTGAAGCGGATCAGCTTTTGCACTTCTTCCAAGCGTGAAGCCGACTCACCTCCGGTATTTTGTATCGTTTCTATTTCCTCTTGGTAAGCCTTTGTCTGCTGCATTAGCGCATTCTTTTGGGCTATGAAAACCAGCTGGTCAAGATAGCCTTGGGCCATTAAGCTTTGTAAGGTTTGCCTTTGTTCCGTAATTTCTAAAAGTTTGGTCTCAAGCTCACGAATACGCACAATCCCATCATCACTACAGGTGTCTTTTAGCCTAGTAAAGAGGGGAAGAAGCATAGGCTTCCTTGCGTAGATGAGCTTATTCATCATGGTAAGAAAAGCTCGTTCTAAGGTGTCATTCCGGATATAGAGCATGGAGCAGATCGTAGAATTCTCAATATGGGTTTTGCAGGTCCAGGCTATATATTTGCAGTCATTATTGGCGTGTATTCTCCTGCGAAAGTAGGCGCCACAGTTACCGCATATGATTTTCTTGGAAAAAGCATAACGCTTCTGATATTCGTGGCTCCCTTTATTAATACCTTTTTCCTTACAATGCTGATTAATGAGTTCTTTTGCTTTTGCAAAGTCCTCGCGGCTTATGATGGCTTCGTGATGGTTTTCGCAGTAGAATTGATTCTTATCTCCACAATTGGGATGCCGGTTAAAGGAAGAGTCTGTGTAGGTTTTTTGGAATAGAGTGTCTCCGACATACTTTTCGTTAGTGAGAATGCCTAAAATTGTGGAATCGTGCCATTTGCCAGTTCTTCTGGTTGGCACCTTGCAAGCATTAAGCTTTTGAGCAATAGTCATAACACCAAGACCGGAAAGGTAATCTTTGAAAATACTCTTAACGATGTTGGCTTGGACCGGGTTAACTAGTAGCTGGCCGCCTTTGGAAATAAACCCATAGGGAGCAGAACCAATCTTATAAGTACCGGACTCAAACCGTTTTTGAATTGACCACTTGGTATTTTCTGATATGGAAACGGACTCTTCTTCGGATAAGGAACTCATAATGGAAAGTAGTAATTCGCTTTCCATAGAGCCGGTATTTAAGTTTTCCTTTTCAAAGTAGATGGGAACTTTGACAGTCAGAAGGCGCCTTACTAGTTCTAAGCAGTCGGTTGTGTTTCTGGAAAACCGGCTTAGGGACTTTGTAATAATAAGATCTACCTGATGAGTTTCGCAGTCGGAAACAAGCTGTAAAAGACCAGTTCTTTTATCTTTCTTGGTCCCTGTAATCCCTTCATCAAAATAGATGCCTGCCATGGTCCAATCGCTTCTTGATTTAATGTAGCTTTCAAAATAAGTTCTTTGTGTTTCCAGACTTTCCATTTGTTCATCGCTACTGGTGGAAACACGGCAATAGGCAGCTACGCGAATCTTTTTCTTAACTTGAGCAGACTGAAGCTGCATTAATCTTGTGACTTTCGCCATAATTCTCCCTCCTGTTAGTGTCACATGTTACCTCTTAAAGCATGTATTAGCAACGTATTTTTGGCATTATTTCCGCTAAAAAGGGAGAAAAAGTTTTTCTGTTTAATAAGGTAATAGATTTAAATTCCTGAGGAGTAATTAGCTCGTTTTCTAATAAAGCTTCTAGAATCTTCTGTGCCTTAAAATAGCCGCAATCTTGCTGTAATTGTTTTTCGCTGGGTGGCTTTGGCTCAGCTAAAATAGCAGGAGCGTTCTGTTCATTAGTTAGTAGTTTTGCAACATCATTCATAGTGACCTCCAATTCTGAAGGAAAACCCTTCACTATCCACTGGAGGTTTCGAGTGTATTTTGACGAAAATATTTTAATTATCGGTTGGTTTATGCCAATCGGTAATTTTTTTTATTTTTTTTCGTCAAAACGGGTGTCAAACCTCCAGTGGGTAGTAAGAGGTCAAAACGAAATGAACCTCTTGAGGAGGTGAAAGCTATGAACCAGGACAAAAAGAATGTTGGAGAATTGGCTGAAGTGTTGATTGCTATTAGTTTTACTACAGCCAGAATGGCAAAAAGCCTTGCCGGTATTAGTCAGCAAGGACAAATGAAGAAGGGAGGAAAAGGAAATGGCAGATTTGGAAAAGATAAGTACAGAAATTCATGTCGCTATTGCCGCCCTTGAGAAGGCTGCCAAATTACTAGAACCCTCAACTAAAGAAGAGAAAAAACTCGGTTTAGAAGAGATGCGCGGTATTTTGGCAATCAAGTCTAGCGAGGGTCTTAACGAAGAAATCCGTAACCTTCTTCAAAAATATGGGGTAGAAAGAATCTCCAAGTTAAAACCTGAATGCTATTCTGATTTTTTAAAAGAGGTGGAGGGTTTAACCCATGCCAAATGATCATGCGTTATTGTCACCTTCCAGTTCTCACCGCTGGCTAAATTGCACACCGAGTCCCAGTCTTGAATCTGAGTTTGATAATGTTTCAGGTCCTGCAGCAGAAGAAGGAACAGCTGCTCATGCGCTTTGTGAGCACAAACTGAAACGAATCTTAAAGATACGAAGTAAGCGGCCGGTGTCAAAATACGACAGCGATGAAATGGAAGAAAACTCTGATGCCTATGTGGAATTTGTTCAGGAACAGATTGCAGCTTGTAAGGAACCGATAGTGCTCATTGAACAGAAGGTAGACTTCTCTAAATATGTACCGGACGGTTTTGGAACAGCAGACTGCTTAATTGTCTCAGATGGTGTGGTTCATATTGTGGACTACAAAAATGGTGCAGGGGTTCTGGTAGAAATCCAAGATAATCCACAACTTAAGTGTTATGCATTAGGAGCACTTTCCATGTTTGATATGCTCTATGACATTGAAGAAGTGAAAATGTCTATATTCCAACCACGCAGAGAGAATGTAGGTACCTGGACAATGGCTGCAGATGAGCTAAGGGCCTGGGGTGAAACTGTACTGAAACAGAAGGCCCTCCTTGCTATTGACGGTAAGGGAGAGTGCAATCCCGGTGAATGGTGTACTTTTTGCAGGGCTGCAGTTAAATGCAGGGCAAGGGCAGAACAGCACATGAAACTTGCTCAGCAGGAGTTTAAATTACCACCTATACTTTCTGATATTGAAATTGAAGGTATATTGGCAGATATTCCAAAACTAACCAAATGGGCTAATGAGATTATGGCTTATGCCACAGAAGCTGCAGTAAATCATGGGAAGGTCTGGAACGGTTTCAAAGTAGTAGAAGGGCGGTCCGTAAGAAAGTATGTGGACGAGGAAAAAGTAGCTGATACGGCCCTTAAAAACGGCTATAAAGATATTTATCGTAAGAGCCTCATCACTCTTACTGAAATGGAAAAAATGATGGGAAAGACGAAATTTGGAACTATTATGGGATGTTTAATCCGTAAGTCGGCCGGTAAGCCGGTGCTCGTACCTATAAGTGATAAACGTCCCGCAATTAATGTAACTGACGCGAAAAGCGAATTTAAGGAGGAAAACTAATATGTCAAATTCAACTAAAGTAATCACAGGTGTTAACACAAGATTGTCTTATTTCCACGGCTGGGAACCAGCTTCTATTAATGGTGGTGAACCAAAGTATAGTGTTTCAGTTCTAATTCCTAAAACAGACACAGCAACAGTTAATGCTATTAATAAGGCTGTTGATGGTGCTATCGAAGAAGGGCTTGCTAAGTTTGGCGGTAAGAAACCTAACAAGGCAGCAATAAAATTACCATTAAGAGATGGCGATTTGGAACGTGAAGATGAAGCCTACAAAGGTCACTATTTCATTAACGCTAATAGCAAGACAGCGCCTCAAATTGTGGACAAAGCCGTAAGACCTGTCTTGGATCGTAATGAAGTATACAGTGGCTGTTATGCAAGAGTTTCACTAAACTTCTTCGCTTATAACTCCAATGGCAGCAAAGGTGTAGCCTGTGGCCTTGGCAACATTCAAAAGATTAAAGATGGTGATTCACTGGGTAACAGAACAACAGCAGCTGAAGATTTCTCTACTCTTGAAGACGATGATTTCCTGAAATAGGAAGGGGCTAGTATGATGACAGAATTTATGAGAGAAGTTAATACTTTGTTTATATTCTTCTATTTTCTGATTAAGATAATTCCAGCTTTCTTTGAGTTTTTAAGTTGTTTTATGGAGTTTATTTTCGACCGGAAAAATAAGAAGGATAGGGATTAATAGAAAAGGCGGTAGAGGAATAATCCTTTGCCGCCTTATCTTCTTGGAGGGAAAAAACAATGAAAACTTTGAGTATAGATATTGAGACCTTTTCGTCCACAAATTTAGCTGATTCTGGAGTTTACAGGTATGCCTCATCACCAGATTTTGAAATCTTGCTTTTTGGCTATTCTGCAGATGGTGGACCGGTTCAGGTTATAGATTTGGCCAGTGGGGAAGCCCTGCCGGAAGAAGTGGTAGAAGCAATAAAGTCACCGGACGTTATTAAATGGAGCTTTAATGCTAACTTTGAGCGTATCTGCTTATCCAAGCACTTCATGTCTTGGCTTGAACCAGACTCATGGCGCTGTTCTATGGTATGGTCCGCATATCTTGGCTTACCTTTATCCTTGGAAGGAGTAGGGGCTGTGTTGGGACTAGATAAGCAAAAATTGTCTGAAGGCAGGAATCTTATTCGTTATTTTTGTATTCCCTGTGCTCCAACCAAAACCAATGGAGGACGCACACGAAATTTGCCAGTTCATGATATGGAAAAGTGGGAGATGTTCAAATTCTACAATAAGCGTGATGTGGAAACTGAAATGGCTATACAAGAGAAACTCCATAAGTTTCCGGTACCAGACTTTATTTGGGATGAATATCACCTTGACCAGGAGATTAACGACAGGGGTATTGGTATCGACCTGGAGTTTGTAGACAAAGCTATTGAAATAGATAAAGAAGTAAAAAACAGTCTACTAGGAAAAATGCAGAAGCTCACTGGTCTTGCCAATCCAAACTCGGTGCAGCAAATGAAAGAGTGGCTGACAGAAAAGGGCATGGAAATAGATTCACTAGGTAAAAAGGATGTGGCTGAGCTTATTAAGACAGCACCGGAAGGGTTAATTGACGTTTTGAAACTTCGCCAGCAGGTTGCTAGGTCCTCCATAAAGAAGTATCAGGCAATGGCCAATGCTGTATGTCATGATGTTCGGGCCCATGGAATGTTTCAATTTTACGGAGCTAATAGGACTGGACGTTTTTCCGGACGTTTAATCCAACTTCAAAATCTACCTCAGAATCATATTTCTGATTTAGCTGAAGCTAGAGTACTAGTTAAAAGCGGAAACATGGAAGCTTTAAATATGTTATATGACGATATACCGGATACCTTGTCACAGCTCATTCGGACTGCTTTTGTGCCGCAAAAGGGCTGGAAATTTATTGTATCGGACTATAGCAGCATAGAAGCACGTATAATTGCTTGGCTTGCCGGTGAAGAGTGGCGCTTAGATGTGTTTGAAGAAGGCGGGGACATTTATTGTGCCTCTGCTTCCCAGATGTTTAAGGTTCCGGTAGTAAAGCATGGTATAAACGGTCATCTCCGGCAAAAAGGCAAGATTGCAGAGCTGGCCTTGGGTTATGGCGGGTCCGTAGGTGCCTTAAAAGCTATGGGAGCCCTGGACATGGGCTTGGAAGAAACAGAGCTAAAACCGCTGGTTGATTCTTGGCGTAAGTCAAATCCTCGTATAGTTCAGCTTTGGTGGGACGTAGATAAGGCAGTAAAGGAGTGTGTTAAAGAGCGCACTTCTTCAGAAAGCCATGATATAAGGTTCAGTTATGAGAGTGGTTTTCTCTTTATCACACTTCCATCTGGAAGAAAGCTAGCCTATATAAAGCCGCGTATGGGAGAAAACCAGTTTGGTGGTGAGGCAGTCACCTATGAAGGTATTGGAAATACAAAGAAATGGGACAGAATGGAAAGCTACGGTCCCAAATTTGTGGAGAACATTACTCAGGCCATAGCGAGGGATGTTTTGGTCTATGCAATGGGAACCCTTCGGAATTACCGAATAGTTGGGCATGTTCACGATGAGCTCATTATAGAAGCAGATAAGGACGTATCTGTAGACGCTATTTGTGAGCAAATGGGAAGAACTCCTCCCTGGGCTTCGGGGTTAAAATTGCGGGCTGATGGGTACGAATGTAAATTTTATAAAAAAGATTAAGAAATTTTCGTCAAAATAGACTCAAAACCTCCAGTGGGTATTAGAAGGGAAAATTCCCTTACTAAAATTCATTGGAGGTTTTTATTATGAACAGTTTATTGAAGATTTGTTATGACGGTGCTTGTCCTACTGTAAATGGAAGAGAATTACATGCTGCCTTGTTGATCGAGACAAGGTATAACGATTGGTTTAAACGAATGTGCGAATATGGGTTTGAAGAAGGTAGGGACTTTTACTCAATTTTGAGTAAAACCTCAGAGGGCGGGCGTCCGGCTTATGATCATCAACTTACAATCGACATGGCAAAACAACTTTGTATGATTCAACGCACAGAAATAGGGCGTAATTTTCGCCAATATTTTATTAGCGTAGAGGAACAATGGAATTCTCCGGAAGCCGTTATGGCCAGAGCTTTGCGTATAGCAAATGAGCATCTAGATATAGTTCAACAGGAAAACCGGAAATTGTTAGAAACGATAGCTGTTCAGCATCAGCAAATTGCGGAAATCCAACCAAAGGCTAGCTACTATGACATAGTTCTTCAGTGTAGAGATTTAGTGACAATTTCTGTGATTGCCAAAGATTACGGCTTTAGTGCAAAACGACTCAACAAATATCTTAGCGAAAATGGCATTCAGTATAAACAATCTAAGATTTGGCTGTTGTATCAAAAATATGCAAGTAAGGGATATACCCAGACTAAAACTTTCTGTGAACCAGATAGTTACGGGCAAATGCATACATACATCCATACTTATTGGACTCAAGCTGGCAGGCTTTTTATTTATGATTTGCTGAAATCGAATGGTATTTTACCAATTGTTGAACAGGAGAGTGAAGACTATGGGTGCAGATAAATTCAATGGTTCCGGATGTTTTGATGAAACGGCCTATAAGGTAATGAGAAGAGAGAAAAGGAAAAAACGCTTGTCTCTTGTCTATATTTGTTCTCGTTATGCAGGTGACGTTGAAAAGAATGTAGATGCTGCTAAAAAATATTGTCGGTTCGCTCTTAACCAGAATGTAGTTCCACTAGCGCCACACCTCTTATACCCACGCTTTATGGATGATAGCAAAGAACAAGACATGGTCAGGACTATAAATAAAGTGCTTTTAGGTAGATGTGACAAAGTCTGGGTATTTGGGGAGACCATATCATCTGGCATGGGGTATGAACTCAAACTTGCCAGAAACTTTAAGAAGCCTATCAAATATTTTGGTGAGGGGGTTTTTACTAATGCGTGAGCTAGCAATTGCTTATGGAAATTCAAGAAAATCTAGACTCTGGTCTAATAAAACAACTACTTTTGAGGCTCTGTGCGAAAGGCTAAAAACACCTATTAGAACTACAGAAAGCGCAGAAGAATATGCCAAGATGCCTAAAGGGCTTAGAGATGAAATTAAGGATAAGGGTGGTTTTGTTGCCGGGCACCTAGCTAAGAACCGTCGTTTGCGAGAAAACGTTACTGCTAGGTCCATGCTGGTATTTGATTTGGACGAAGCCAAGAAAGACTTTCTGACTAGCATTAAAGCCCACGTTCCTTATGGTGGCTGCTACTATTCTACCCATAGCCATACACCGGAAAATCCGAGAATCAGGATTATCCTGCCATGTTCCAGGGATATGTTGGTAGAAGAATTTAATGCTGTGGCTCGCTATATTGCAGCTGAGATAGGTATTGATATGGTGGACACCTGTTCTTATGTGCCGCATCAACTGATGTACTGGCCGACTGTCTCATCTAATGGAGAGTACCTGTTTGGGGTACTAGAAGGGGAGTGGCTGAATCCGGATGTAATTCTGGCAGCTCATCCTAATTGGCGAGATTGTTCGTTACTCCCGACGTCGTCTAAGGAAAGCATCGTGCGCGAGCATTCCGGTAAGAAACAGCAGGATCCCTTAACCAAGCAGGGCATAGTTGGGGCGTTTTGCAGTTCATACACCATTAAAGAAGCTATCGGTAAATTTCTGGAAACCGTATACAAGCCTTCTTATACTCCTGGTCGCTATGACTATATAAAAGGCAAGACTACAGGGGGTTTGGCTATTTACGATGATAAATTTGCCTATTCACATCATGCCACGGATCCTGCCTCAGGCAAGGAACTAAATGCTTTTGACTTAGTGAGGGTGCATCTCTTTCCGGACGATGATGACAAGGCATCATTTAACAAAATGGCAGAATTTGCTAGCCAGGATGAACTGGTTAAATCTGTTATTTTGCGTAAGAAGCAGGAAGAAGCAAAAGCTGAATTTGAAGATTGGACAGAAGGGTTGCAGCGGGATAAGAGTGGTAGGCTTTCTAACAATCTTCACAACGTCAAATTAATTATGGAAAATGATGAAAATTTAAAACCTATTTGTTTCAACCAACTAGCAGATGGTATGGAAATTAAAGGAGAGGTACCTTGGAAGCACCCGGCTAAATTCTGGCGGGACGCGGATGACGCTCAGCTTATTTGTTACATAGATGATAACTACGGTGCTTTTTCGCAGAGAAACTATCAGATTGGTGTCGCCAAGGTAACGGACGATAGAGCCTATCATCCTATAAAGAACTTCTTTGCCGGATTGCCAGAATGGGATGGAGTAGTACGTGCTGAAACACTGTTAATAGATTATCTAGGTGCTGAGGATAACGAGTATACCAGAATGGTTACGAGAAAGACGCTTTGCGCAGCTGTGGCCAGAATAGAACATCCCGGTATTAAGTTCGATTATATTCTTGTTTTAAACGGTGATCAGGGAATCGGTAAATCTACGCTTATTGCTAGGCTTGGTAAGGAGTGGTATTCGGATAGTCTTGCTCTTACCGATATGAATGATAAGACGGCTGCAGAAAAACTACAGGGTTATTGGATTATGGAAATAGGTGAACTTGCTGGTATGAAAAAAGCTGATATTGATAAAGTAAAAGCTTTTATTTCCAGACAAGATGATAAATATCGGGCTTCTTTTGGAAGAAGGGTAACTCCTCATCCGAGGCAGTGTATTTTCATAGGAACGACAAATTCCCAGAATGGCTATTTACGAGACATTACCGGTAATCGCAGGTTTTGGACTGTTAAGACTCCCGGAACCGGTAGATTAAAACCTTGGCAGCTTACTGATGAAGATGCAAAGCAAATATGGGCTGAGGCTATTGTTCTTCAGAAAAACGGTGAAAAGCTGTATCTTGATAGGAACCTAGAAAAATATGCTCAAGACGAACAAGCAGAAGCTATGGAACAAGATGATAGGGAGGGTTTGGTGCGTTCCTATTTGGAGATGCTCTTGCCGGAGAATTGGCCTAAGATGGACGGCTATGCCCGCAGGGATTACTTTATCGATCCAGGGGACCCTACCAGAATTCAGGGAACCATTAAACGTAATGTGGTTTGTAACCTTGAGATATGGTGCGAGTGTTTTGGCAAACGCAAAGAGGACATAAAGCCTTCTGATTCATATGCCATTGCAGCCATAATGCTAAGAATTAAAGGGTGGCGTAAAACCAAAGAGCGTTCACATCTTTCTATTTATGGTTTGCAGCGATTGTATAAACGTGTGTGACAAAGATTAACTGACAAGGGGTCTAACTTGTCTTTGTCAAAAAGCTTGTCATAGGAATAAAAGCCCCTTTAAACAGGGCAAAAACGACAAAAACCATGACAGCCTGACAGAAAACTCTATATAGCACAAACATATATATATTTATATAAATAAGTAATATGTCATACGTGGATACGCGCGTATAGGGTTTTTCGGTCAGGTTGTCTTGAGGAGGTATGAAATGCTTGAGAGAACTATAGAGCTTAAATTTGTAAAAGAAGTGAAAAAAGCCGGAGGAATCGCTTTGAAGCTGGTTTGTCCAGGTTACATAGGAATGCCGGATAGATTAGTGCTAATGCCTAGGGGAAAGATGTTTTTTGCGGAAATGAAAGCTCCTGGGCAAAAACCTAGACCTGTTCAGGTAAAAAGGCATGAAATGTTAAGAAACTTAGGGTTTAAGGTTTATGTCGTAGATAGTTTGGAGGTGATGCCAGATGAAATACGTACCTCATGATTATCAAAAGTTTGCTGCTGAGCACATTATTAATAATCCGGTAGCCGCCTTGTTTTTAGATATGGGCCTTGGCAAAACGGTTATTACACTTAGCGCAATTCAGGAATTGATGTATGAAAGGTTTGAAGTTAGAAAAGTCCTGGTTATAGCCCCACTCCGGGTCGGAAGAGATACTTGGCCTCAGGAGATTGAAAAATGGGACCACCTGAAAGGTCTTAAGTATTCTGTGGCAATTGGTACGGAAACTGAAAGAAAGGTAGCTCTTATGGCAAAAGCTAGTATTTACATTATTAACCGGGAGAACGTGGAGTGGCTGGTAAAGAATTGTACTTTTGACTTTGACATGGTGGTTATTGATGAGCTGTCGTCTTTTAAATCCGGTGTTACAAAGAGGTTTAAAAGTTTGTTAAAAGTAAGACCGACAGTAAAACGTATTGTTGGACTGACCGGAACTCCTAGCTCCAATGGCCTCATGGACCTGTGGGCGGAATTTAGGCTCCTAGATATGGGCCAGCGTCTTGGCAGGTATATTGGCCAGTATCGCAGGGACTTCTTCATTCCTGATAAACGTAACCAACAGATTATATTTTCGTATAAACCAGTAGCTGGAGCAGAGGCATGTATTTACCGGTTAATCTCTGATATTACGATTTCCATGAAGTCTGTGGATTACCTAAAGATGCCGGAGTGTGTTATGAACGAAGTGGGTGTTTCAATGAGCAAAGCGGAAGAAGTGAAGTATGAAACCATGCGTAGAGATATGGTACTGTCCCTTGACGGAAGTGATATTGATGCGATAAACGCTGCTGCACTATCTAATAAGCTACTACAAATGGCAAACGGTGCTGTCTACGATGAGAACCAAAAGGCAGTAGCCATTCACGACAGAAAGCTGGATGCGCTAGAAGATTTAATCGAAGGAGCTAATGGTAAGCCGGTATTGATAGCTTATTGGTTTAAACATGATTTAGAGAGAATTGCTAAAAGGTTAACTGTTCTTCATATTTCTTTTGCCAGACTTGATAGTAACGAAAGTATTAAGAAGTGGAATAACGGAGAGCTTCCTGTGGCACTTATTCATCCGGCTTCTGCTGGTCATGGGCTAAACCTACAAGCTGGTGGCTCAACCTTAATCTGGTTTGGACTTACCTGGTCTTTGGAACTCTACCAGCAAACTAATGCCAGATTGTGGAGGCAGGGACAGAAACAGACTGTAGTTATTCATCACATAATATCCAAGGGTACTATTGACGAAAATGTCATGAAAGCCTTGGAAAGAAAAGATAAGACTCAGTCGGCTTTGATTGATGCAGTTAAGGCTAATCTGGGGGTGAAGTGATGAGCCCTTATGAAGCACTGGCCAATGCCATAATAATCCAAGCAGTTAGTGATTATCGTAAGGCCGGTCAAATGATGGAAAAAGGTATAGCAGTAGCTGAATGTCATAGTGAAAGAAAAAGCATTGTGAAGTTTATAAATTCAAAGTGGTTTACTGAGTTGACGGAAGTAAGACCAGAGATTCTATTAAATAGATTAAAACAGGAGGGCTTTTAATATGACACCAAAAGAATATTTAGTGCAAGGCTATAAAATAGACCAAAGGATTGAGAGCAAATTAGCCCAGATTCAGTCTCTTAATGATTTAGCTACAAAAGCTACGTCGGTGATGAGTCTTGTTCCTCCAAGCGGTACTAGAAATGTGCATCGCATGGAAGATACCATTGTAAAAATAGTAGGACTGCAGGAAGAAATAAATGTTGATGTTGATGAACTAGTAGATTTTAAGAGAGAACTTGTTGGGGTGATAAAGAACATCAGCAATCCAGAATATAGGACTGTGCTAGAACTAAGGTATCTTAGGTTTATGACGTGGGAAGAGATTGCACTGGAGATTAGCGTTAATCCACGGCATGTTTATAGAATTCATGATAGAGCGTTAAGAGAAATAAAAATTCCAAAACATGGCAGTAAATGTCACTAGATGTCATCCGTATTCTTGTGGTATGATATACTCAGCAAAAGAATAAATAGTGCAGCCTTCACGGGAAAAAACCGCGAGGGCTTTTTTATTGGGAGGAAACCTATGGATAAGATAAATCATCCGCAGCACTACACGAGTGGCAAAGTAGAATGCATTGATGCCATTGAGTCTGCTACCGCAGTCCTTAATGGTATTGAAGCCGTGTATGTGGCTAATGTTATTAAATATGTGTGGCGGTTTAAGCTGAAGAATGGCACTGAGGACTTAAGAAAAGCCATGTGGTATCTTGAACGGCTGATAGCAGGGAGTGAAGAAAATGCCAAGAAGGCCTAAGACACCGTGTCGGTATCCGGGCTGTCCGGAACTTGTGGACGGCAGGTACTGTGAGAAGCATCAAAAGATTATGGATGCCCGGTACGAGAAATATGATAGGAGCCCTGCTACTAAGAAGCGTTACGGCAGAGGCTGGAAAAGAATAAGAGACAGATACATTGCAGCGCATCCTTTGTGTGAGCAGTGCATTAAAGAAGGACGCATTACTGTAGCTACTGAGGTTCATCACAAGCTGCCGCTATCGAGAGGCGGAACTCATGATGTTAGAAACCTCATGGCTTTGTGCACTCCTTGTCACTCCAGAATCACTGCTGAGTCCGGAGATAGATGGCACAGACATAGTAATAAAGCCAAGTATAAAAGCAAAAACGCTAGGACGTAGAGTGCGTGAGGGGTAGGGGCGGTACAAATCTCTAAAGCAAGACGGCAAGCCAACGGGCGCCTCCCTTCACGCAAATTAAAAGCGTATTCAAAAGGGTAATTAAGGAAAGGTGTGAAAAAGTGACCACAAAATCCAATAATGTAGGCGGGCGGGGAGGCAAGAGACCTGGTGCCGGACGCAAGAAATCAGCTGTTTTAGAAAAAGCGGAGGCAGGAAATCCAGGAGGCAGAAAACTGGAAGTTTTAGATATACCAGAACTTGAGGGCGTTGAAATGCCCAAGCCTCACGATTTCCTATCTGCTGAACAAAGAGATGGCAGTGACCTGCAGGCCACTGAAATATATAAAGAAACGTGGGAATGGCTT